ACAAATGGGAACCGAAACGACTGGAACCATATCAACCGTCAGGCTGGCCTGAATTGCTGGATTGGTAAATTGGCGGACGGGACTGTCACTACAGTACAGACTATGCCGTGGAATTATCGCCCGTGGGGCTGCGGCTCTGGCAACAAGGGTTCCTGTAACAATGGTTGGATTCAATTTGAGATTTGCGAAGACGGTTTGAACGATGCTACATATTTCAACAAGGTCTACAAGGAGGCCTGTGAAATTACGGCATACCTTTGCAAAATGTTCAATATTGACCCAAACGGAACAGTGAATATGAATGGTGTATCCGTTCCTACAATTTTATGCCATGCAGACAGTCATGCGCTTGGGCTTGGCTCTAACCACGGCGATGTCAACCACTGGTTCCCGAAGTTTGGTAAGTCTATGGCGACGGCTCGTGCCGATGTCGCTGCGCTAATAAAAACCTCTGGTAGCGTTGCACCTACACAGCCGACAATTCCGACCACGCCGACAACCAGCGCATTTAAGGCGGGAGATGTTGTTAAGATTATCGGAACACAGTATTACTCCGGTCAGTCAGTTCCTGGTTGGGTTCGGGCAAAGAACTGGATTGTGCATTCTGTAAGTGGAAATCGTGTTGTTATCAACAAAAGTGAGGACGGTAAAAACTCTATTATGAGTCCGTTCAAGGCCTCTGACCTTGCATTGGCAAACGCAAAACCGACCACGCCGACAATACCGTCTACTCCGTCCGCTCCCTCTGGTAATACAAACGAGGAAATCATTTGGAATTTCTTGCTTGGCAAGATTGGGAATGAATACGGCGTTGCAGGGATGATGGGCAATCTCTATGCCGAGTCTGGATTACGCCCTGACAACCTCCAGAATACCTATGAGAAGCGGCTTGGATATACAGATGCTTCCTATACCGCTGCTGTTGACAATGGCACATACAAAAAGTTTGGGACTGATAGCGCAGGTTACGGCTTGGCACAGTGGACATATCACACAAGAAAGAAAGCACTACTTGCTTTTGCGCAGAGCAAGAAGAAGTCTGTTGGAGATTTGGGTATGCAGCTTGAATTCATGTACAAGGAATTGAGCGAGAGCTATAAGGGCGTTTTTGCCGATTTGAAATCCGCCAAGACCATTCTTGCCGCATCCAATTCCGTGCTGATGAAATTTGAGCGTCCTGCGAACCAGAGTGCGGCAGTTCAGAATAAGCGTGCGGCATACGGTCAGAAGTTCTATGACAAATACGCAGGCAAGACTCCGGTTGTGCCCGAACAGAA